TGCTTCCATTAATCCACCACCTGCTTTCATAATTCTACCACCCATAGCTTTTTTAGGTCCTCTAAAATCTTTTCTCTTTACACCTGATGGATCTTTAATTTTACCTGCACATATTCTACTAGCATAGGCATTAGCATATGCTGACGGATACACTTTGAATTTTCGCTTCGCTGCGGCCTTACCTCTAGGACATAGTTTTGTCATTATGATCTCGCTGTTTGTTTTGCTCGTTTAAAGTCAGATGCTTTCGGTGCACCTTTAGCACCTTTCTTACGCATCTTACCACCACGTTTTCTTTTAGCATGTATGTTTGCATATAAACCTGGTCTAGACATTATGCTTTACCACCTTTTCTAGCAACTATTCTGTTAGGGTTAAATTTAAATCTTTCTTTAACCACTTTTCTTCCTTTTGCTGTTTTTGACATTGCTAATATACCAGGATTTTTACTTCTACTTATTGGTTTACCGTTTGATCCTTCACTGTAACCCATTCTACGGCCCATCATTCCGCCGCCCATTTTCTTTTCTCTTAATTTTTTAAGTTTTTCCTTACCTTTAGCGCTAAGTTTTTTTTCTAATCTATCAATATCATCTTGGGTTTTACTAATTTTTTTTAAACCAGGTGCAATAGTTTTTTTAACTGCAACACCCTGTTCTTTAGTTAAATTTTGTTTTTGAATAGCTTTATCTGCACTCTTAATAACATCTTCTTGAGTTTTTCTTCTTATGTTTAAAGAACCAACTTTTGGTTTTACGGATGTTATAGTTGGTGACTTTTTAGTAAAAGTTTTTTTAATTGCTGTCACAGCTGGTTTTACAACTTTTTCATAACCAAATTTTGCTGCACCTACATATTTATTTACCATTATTTTTTTCCTCCGTTTCTAAAAATTTGTGTACCCTTTATACCATAAATCGACGCAACGACAAGGATCCAAAGATTTGTGAACCATGACGGGAGCTGCGAGAACATCTCGAAGAACAATTTTACCTTGTCCATAGCAGTTGGGTCATCCGATATAACTGCCCAAGCGAGCACCAGGACGGGCAAACTAAGAATTATCAAAACTGCCTCGTCTTTCCAGTCTGATTGACGAGCTTCTAGCAATTTACCCTGGTAAGATTCCTCACCACGAGCCATACGTTCTGCATGCATTAATTGTGCATCAGACATTGCCATTTTCGTCTTCTGCTTGTTAGCGTAAATTTTACTTCCTGCAGAGACGGCTAGTTTAATCGCCGATAACCACATAATTAGAACGCTTTAGAATTTCTTTTCTTTTCTGCTAACATTCTTTTCTGACCGCCAACTGGCATTTCAGGTTTTCCTGTAGCAATATAGTTAAAAGCTTGGTCAGCAGTTGTTTTAGATCTAGGATCTACTTCAATACTCTGCTCAGCAACTTTAACTTCCTTAATTTTATCAAGTTTTTGCATTTATGCTCCTTTTTTGACCCCTTTTATAACACCTTTGTTCTTAGATGCATAGAATATCTTTTCACCCCTCTTCTTGCCATACTGTTTCTTCATGGATTTCATAATTTTTTTACCTTTTTTGTTTAACGGCATTAATTATCCTCTACCATGACGGCTGCTTTTTGCACTCCTGACTTCGCAAGGCTAACTCCAGCTCTTAATTTAGCTAAATCTTCGTTTTGTTCCATTTTATCCTCTGCAATTTCACCTTGTTGCATCAATCTTGCTCTTGCAAGGTCTTGTTGAGCCTTATCATTGTCTTTTTTACGCTCGTTTTCCATCGCACGAAGGTCAACTTCTCTAGATTTTAGTTTTAACAGCGGATCAGAATCAAATTGTGATGTAATTTGCTTCTCTTCTCTCATAAATTCTTCTGTCATCTCTGCAATCAACACAGATTTTCTTGCTTCAACCTGATTTGTAAGCGCTTGAAGCTGTGCTTGCACTTGTGGATTCATTGCTGCTTGCTGTTGCATCATCATCATTTGCTGTAACTGCTCTCTAAACTCTAATTGTACCTGTTCTTGAGCCATCAAACTAATATGTTCTAAAATATTTTTCTGTATTGCCGCCATAACTTGTGGATTATTTCTTACAATGTTAGTTGACATAAAATTTAAGTGAGCTGTGATGTGTGCTCTGTGATCTTGACCAGGAAAAGCTTGAAAAGGTTTACCAGCTAACGCATTAATGTGTTCCATACTTGGGTCCATCGGTGCAGTAGGAGCTGGTGGTGGTAAAACTGCGTCCACATTCTTAACACCTATTGCTTCATACATGTTTCGATATATCTGATACATGTTGTGTAACATTGGATTCGATGTTGCTATCTGTAATTGTGTTTGTGCTAATGTAATTCTTTGTGACATAGAAAAAATATTTGGATCTGCGACCGGCACAACATCTATTCTGTCATCAAAATCTGCTTGTTTAATATTTCTTGCACCACCTACAACATCATATGGATACTCTGGTGGTAAATATTGTGAAACAACTTTTGCAAGTAATTTGAATTCATCTTTCATACCTGCATAACATCTTTTATGTATTGCTGACATGACTCGTGAGCCTCTCTCGAGAAGAGCGATTGTGGTTCCAACTGCGGCTGCTTGGTTACCATCTCCCACTTGCATATCAGCAATAGCCGCGAATCTTTGACCTGCTTGTACAACGATGCCTAATAAATTTAATAATGTCTGTGATGGTTCTTTGTATGGTAATGGAAAGAATGCATCACGTAATGATCCACCCGGTGCATCAACTTATTTTTCTTTAGATCATTGGGCGCATAGTTTCTCCGTATGGAGAGTACTACTCGGCTGCCTTCTTCTACAGTTACTATGTAGGGCAATTTTATTCCAGTCGGCTGATTGTCAGCACCGACTTCTTCGAAACCTTCTAAGTCTAAATTTACGTGACACTCTAACAAAGTATAAACTGGTTCTTGTTTACCAGTTTTTTTAGTGCCATCTAATTCTCTTTCTTTTTTTTCTACAGAATTTTGTTCAACATTACCTGGTGGTGCTAGTTCTACATCTCTATAGAAACCTGACACTTGTTGTTTTCTTAATTCGTTTTCTGAAATTTTTACTACATGAATAACAGACTCTGCATCATTTAAACTTGTTGCTGTGTATGGCACAACTAATTCATCTGCTGGTACAAATTTAGATACCACTCTTCCAAGTGGCACATCGTAATAAACTTTTTTAAATGTAGATCCTGCAAGTGGTAAGTGAAATAACATAGAATCAAACTCTGCTTCATACTCTTTCATCTGATCCATAATTAAATAGTTCATGTAATCTTTTACACGAGTCGCTTGTTGTTCTGTTGCTGGATTCTTAACACCAATAATTTGTGTTCTTACTGGTCCGTCAGCTGGTAATAATTCTTTGTATGCTTGTGCTTGAAACTGTGTGACCGCTTCTGCTAACACTGGGTGTGTTGCACCTGATGCTCCTTGAAAGGGTTCAGTTCTGTTTTCATATTTAAATCCTAAAAGATCTAAACCTGTTTTGTAAGACTCTTCCCATTCTTTTCTTGATGCTTTGTAATCCATATAGTTGTTGATCATGTCAGCACCAACTGGTTCTAAAACATCATCTGGTAAAATATCTGCAAGATTATCAAAGTGTGATTCTGTGCCTGGTATGTTTATAGCTCCCGGTTCAAAGTCTAGTGTTGCACCACCATCCTCTTCAGGGATAACTTCTACAGGTCCTTTTAATTCTTCTGGTTCCTGAACCGCAACTTCTTCTGCTATCTCTTCATCTGAAGGGATATCTAGTTTAGTTCTAGTGTTCGGGAGTCCTTTATCTATATCTGCCATTTATACTCCTATCTATTCCTAACACGTTTTAATAATGAAGGCAACCCTTGTGAGTCTGGGTTCATGGATTCTAGCATAGCACCTGATGGATCACCTGCCTCTTTTGCTATACCGCCACCTGCTGCTGCAAACTCACTAAATGCAAATTCATCGCCTTTTCTTCTAAGCTCTTGTCTTTGTTCTGGAGACATGGCTCTTAATTCACCTATTCTTTTTTTAGTAAATTTACCAAGTTGATATGCTCCTTCTGCACCTAGTGATGCAATACCAATAGGTGATGCTATTCTTGCAAGTCTTAAAGCTGTTGGAGTTTTTAAACCTAAATTTAAAAATCGTTGTATACCTTTTTGTAAGGCTCTATTTTTTATTCCTTTTGTTGCACCAATACTTGCTTTAACAAGCTCAGGTGCAAAAGCCGCCTCTGCTCCTAAAGTTAATCTTCCTGCTGGTGTTGTTAAATCTAATCCACCAAGTCCAAGAGTTGTAGCAGCAACTCCTGTTGGAGTTAAAAAAGCTCCTTGTGCAGCTCTACCTAAAAATTTTCCAGTATCTTTTATAAACTCCTTACTCATAAATCCTTCCTCGCCAGAAATACCAAAAGCTCTTTCAACCTGTTTAATATTTATTTGAGGAATATTAATATTTTTTAATCTATCCAAACCAGCTCTTTGTTTTAATTTTGGATCTAATGCTTCAAATTTAGACGCAATTAAATTTTGTGCTTTTAAATTATCAACTATTACTCTTTTTAAGTCTCCACTTAAAAAAGGGTTTTTTCCAAAATCAACATATTGATTTGTTACTTTACCCAAAGGTAAATCTATTTTTTCAGCAACTTCATCTATTGCTCCCATAATTTTTTTAGCATTTACGTCTCCTCTTGAAGCTAAGTCATAAGCATTAGCGTAAGCAATATCTATTTTATTTTTAAAACCCATATTTAAAGCTTGAGTTATAGGTTGAACATTTGCCCTAAGAGTAGTTGGACCAGATTTTTCTAATTGTTGAATTAAAATTTCTGGTATTGGGTGATCTAAATTTAGTTTAATGCCCTCTGGTAAAAGAGCTCTTAATTTATAAAATTCATCAACTCTTTTCATCATAGTATCGTATGCTTTTGGGTTTGGTAATGTTCCCTGTGCACCATAAAGATCGTCTAATATTTGAGTTATGTTTCTTCTTTGTACTACTTGATCTACTCCGTCAACTTTTTTAAGATTTTGAAGCAAGTTTGTAATTTCTTCTGCCGTGTTACCAAGATATGATGTAATTTTATTACCTTTATTAATTTGTCTTCTGTTATCATAAGATTGTTTAAAAATAGTAGCTATAGATTTTTGAAATTTATCTTCGCTAATGTTTAATGTTTTTTTAATTGTTTCTTTATCAACAACATTATTTTTAATTAAATCTGTTAATTTTTTATTTATAGGATCTAACTTTGCAGAACTTTTTGCTGCTGCCTCTGATCTTACAGCCTTTAAATTTCTTTTACTAAAAGCATCTTGTAGATCTTTAACACTTCTACCTGTAATTCTAGATAAATCATTTAAAGCATCCACATCACCTTTAATTGCTTTTGATACGTGTTGAGAAAACCATTGATTAGGAATCTTCCCTCCTGTTTTACCTTTTCTAGAAGGATCATATTTATCTATATCTCCCTCTCCTTTACCAACACCAGAAAATTCAGGTTTAATTCCGGAAAAATTTTTTTCTTTAAATATTTTATCAAAAATTTTTTTAATGCTTTTTTCTTTGGCAATAACGTCAGATGGTTTTGTTCTTTTTGCCATTATTTCTGCTATTTCTTCTTTTGTTTTATTTGCAAAACCACCGCCGGGTCTAGATCTCAAATCAGGTCCTTTTTTAAACCCAATCCGTCCACCATCAGCTTTGTTTACTGGATTACGTTTATTAAAATCTTTAAACGCTTCTATTTCTAAAACTTTTTTTGGTCTTTGAATAGCACTAGCTGGTGTAAAAGGTTTTTTAATACCCTTTCTAGTTAGGTAATCCATCATTTGTTTGTATTCTTTTGGAGTCATTACTCTCCTAACATTCTAGCGATGCCACCGCCTGCTTTTTTAATTGATGGTGCTTCACCTGAAACTTCTTCTATAATTTCTTTAATACCCTCTGGTTCAATACCGCTGTCAACATCTTTCATCTTACCATCTCCATCTGGTCTTACAGTAAGTTCTTCATATTCATCTGGTGGTGTTTTACCTTTTGTAGTTTCATCAGCTTGACCTTTTCTAAGCACCATAACCTCTTCTTCGTAAGCAAAATCAGGATCTCCTTTTTGTTTTACAACTGTCAGATCACCTGTTGTTAAATCTTCTTCTAATTCATAATTTTTATAAGTAGTTGTTTTTTTTCTAGGACTAATGCTTCTTCCTTCTTTACCAAAAATTTTAATTTTATTTACAAGATCAAAAAAATACGATGGAGCACCGCTTGCAGCTTCTGCTGCTTTTTCTACTACAGGTGCTGCAACTTTTCCCGTTTTAAAAAATTTACCAACCACAGGTAATGCTGCAAGGCCTCCCATGATTTGCATAAACTTTCTTCTGGACATACCGTTTTTCAAACCAACACGTCCACCTGTAGCTAAATCATCTCTAAATTTTTTAGATAGTGCATCAAATGCTTCACCATAAATTTTTGCTCTTTCTCTTGTAGAAAGATCATCATAAACTAAACCTCTTCGTTGTGCTAAATTTTCTGCAACAAGTTCTGCATCAATTTTTCTGTCACCAGAAAATCCTGTTGACGCATCATCGATTGCATCATCAATCATTTTTATTCTAGCAATAGTTTCTTTGTTTGATTTTTCTATTCTTGCTTTAATTTCAGCTTCTGTTTCTGGAATTTCTCTACCACCCATAATGCCTTTGCTTTGATCAATTTTTTTACCTGTTTGTAATTCAATAATGTCAGCAGATTTTTTAGGTGTCATTTGTTTTTTAAATTCTTGCATTAAACGTTGTTGTTTAATATCTACTATTTGATTTGCAAACTTAGCAACATCATCAACCACAGTGATTGCAGATTCAGGAACACCAAACCTATTAAACTCGTTAACAAGATCTTTTACAAAATCCATAGCCTGTTTATTACTCATCACCTCCATAATACCCTCAGCATTTGGTGCTGCTAATCTCTTACGAGCGTATCTCATTATAAGGTTAAATGCTGTTGTTCCGGCTTTAATCATTAATAATATTTCCTCTTAGGTTTTTCTGCCTTTTCATCTACGTAATCTTCAGGGTGACCGATCAGGCCGCCCTGCCTGAATCGCATAATCGCTTGTGTCGTAGAGTCCACAAGGTCATCATGGTCGCCATATGGGAATGCTGCGCACTCTTCAATGACCTCCTCAGCAAACTTTTGTTGAGGTGCATATACCATACCAGATTCAAATAAAGGTGCAACCGCATTTACACGAGCATGCTTATCGTTTCCTTTTGACGGGGTAAAATTCACAACCGGTATATCCATCTTCCTCAACTCGTATGTTAGAGGTAGACCTGATGCTTTTGCCTCTATAATAACTGTTTCAGGCTGCCAGTATTTATATTGGTCAAGGGCCAATCTCCGTAGTTCAGGGAACTCGTATCTACCTTTGATAGCATCCAGTAGTATGAGACAAGCTCCACTATCCTCGTTTGGATAGAATATACCCCATGTGGTAATAGCCGAGTAGTCTGCTGTTTCCTTTTTAAGAAACGCTGTATCGTAAGATTGTATAACGTGATGTAGTTGTGGAATAGTTTCATCATCATAGACACTCCACCATTCTCGTTTGAGTATAGCCCCTTCTTCTGATGTTGGTTGTTGCATCCACTGCGCGTTCCATTTAGCAACAGGTAGTGTTGCTTTTACTTTTTCTAATTCGTCTTGCTTCCAATACTCAGGCCATACTGGTCCGTGGTCCAAGAGCGCTGGA